AAGGATAGAGTAACAACAGAAAAAGGGTATCCTTATTATTTGTATAGTTCTATTGGAGATGATAAATTAAGATTTCTCGATTTAGAAACTATGCTTGAACAAAAAGCCCTGAATGATGAACCTTTACCTCCATATGTTTATGGTTCAGCAACTCAATCAACAGAACCCGGTGGTGCTTCCACACAGGCAGAAGCTTTTAATATTTTGGAATACTATAACTCAAGATCTGAAAATTCACTTGAACTTGCGAGAAGAGGATATATTGGAGCTAGATATAATTTCGTCGATACTACATCCGGTAGACAGGAAAAAGTTGATTTTCACATATTAGATGTCTATAAAGATTTAATGAATAGAAATTTATTAGATGAAAAATCACAGGTTCCAACATATGATTTTGAAGCGGTATTTGAAAATGAATTAGGTGATGCGAGAATGGATCAGTTTGCTACAAGAGAAATTACAACTTATATTACATCAAATCAATATCAAGACTATAATGAATATGGTAGTTATCATGATGCAGCCACTCCTGAGTTATGTAAAAATAAAGTGATAGCAAAAAGCTTAAGATATTGGTTACATAAAAGTCCTATGACTATTGTTGTTCCAGGCAGAAATTTTATGAAGAAGAATAGTAACATGACTCTCGGAAATAAAATCAATGTTTTATTCCTTTCAGCTTCATCAGACACTGGATTTAATTCTGATCTTGTAGATCGAAAAAAATCCGGTAGTTATTTAATTAACTCAGCTAAACACACATTTGTTGGTCAACAAACTAATGATCAAAAATATAGTGTCACACTAGATTTAATTAGATTAGGGGGAGTTACGTAATGGTTAAATCTCTCAATTTTGATACACCTGAAGAAAATTCAAAATGGTTTTTTGCTAGAGTAGTATCTGATCGTGATCCTCTTGGACTCGGAAGATTAAAAATAAGAATCATTGGTGCTCATTCTGGTGATATAGTCGAATTACCCGAAAAAGATTTACCTTGGGCACAAGTTATCGGTGCTACCTCAAGTAGTGGCAATGGTTCATTTATGACAACAAATCCAGATAGCTTTGTTTTTGGAACATTTATCGATGGAGCTTCGGCTCAAATACCAATTATTTTTGGAGCAGTGCCGTACAAAATTCAACCAAGTGTTACACAAAGCGATGATCCGAGAAATGAAACTAAGCATATCAAAAATAATTCTTATGCAGGAGCACCATCAAATAGTTTGAGAGTGACTGAAAAAGGATCAAATCCAGAAACAGTATTTGATTTCTTTGCATTAAATGGTTTTACTTTAGAACAAGCAGCGGGTTTTGTTGGAAACTTTCACGCTGAATCTAAAAACAATCCAAAAGCTATAAATCCAAATGACAAAGGTTTGCCTGCTCACGGTTTAGCTCAATGGAGAGGGGCAAGACTTAGACAACTAAAACAATATGCTTCAGAAATACCAATTCCAAATGATGCTAACTTAGGATCAAAAGATGAATGGTATCTGACATTTGATGTTCAATTACCATTTACAATGTGGGAACTTGCGAATACTGAGAAAAATGCAGCAGGTGAAATAAGAGCAGCTAATACAGCTAGAGAAGCTGCGATTGCTATTTGTAGATACTATGAAAGACCTGAAAACAAAATTGTGAATGGAGTTTACACAAGCTCATCTTTAGGTGATAGAATACAAGTTGCAGAAGAAGCTCTAGAAAAATTTGGTAGAGCAGCATCTACTGGTCCGACTGTTAGATAGAAAGGTATATAATGATTAACAAATTACCAATTGAAGATTTGAGAAATCAACTTACAGCATTAGCTGGAAATACTAATATTTCTTCAAGTATAACTAAAATATCTAAATCAGTAAAACAGTTTGCTTCTACTCAAAATACTGTTTTAGGTAGAGAGTTTGGAGAAGTAATAGGTGGTGTTCAAAGTTTAACACAAGAAGATGAATTTCCAGCAACAGACAACGTTCAATCTTCTGTTGCACCAATGGCAACTTTAACATCAGCTGCTCAAAGTTCACTCACAAAAACACTTTCAGATACAACCGGAGCATCGGCAATAACGAATTCATCAAATGCGGCCAATGGTTTTTTGGAAGCAACTTTATTATTAGGTTCTCCTCAATCAATTAAAAATGCAGTTGCAAAATCTTCGGGTGTAGATCTTGAAGCCGGCGCATTACTTTCATTTGTTCCTGAAAATTTACAAGACGTAGCAGGTGATGCATTAGGTCAATTAAACACCGGCCAAGATTTTTCTAAACAATTTGCTTCATTAAACCTAAACATACCTTCTGCTGTTAGTGAAATTACAACTAGTTTAAACGATTTTCTCGGTAATATTGGAAATGGTATCATAGGTAAATCACTACTTTCAAAGAGTAACGTTTACAAAGAATTGCTAAATAATATTACAAATGGTGGACTAACTGAAGAAGAACTTGATACTGGTGTAAATCTATTTTTAGAAAACAAAAATGGTGAAGTAATTGATTTAGTAGCATCTAAGCCGACTACTCAATTAGGACCTGTAGATTTAGATAATATTATAAGTGATGTGAATTCTTCTGTTTCTTCTAATATTGATTTTAGTTCTCTTGAAACAGGATTTAAATCAAGTCGTTTTCAAAGAGATTTATCAGGTACTGACTTTGGAGTTAGAAGAGGAGCAGGTCCACTTCAAATGTTTGGTAGTGGTACTGAAGGTGCATCAAGTCCAAACGTTGGAGATTTTTCAAGTTATACGTTTGAAGAAGTAGGAAGTGTAGAAGAATTAATAGCAGAACTGAAAGGTATTACCAGACCAATAACTGAAACTGTTGTCCATTGGACCGCACACTATAATAACCAACCATATGTAGGATCAGAGCAATTGCATGAGATTGCTTTACAAAGAGGTTTTAATAGAGGTTGTTCTTATCATTATATTATTAAACAAAATGGTGTTTTACAAAGAGGTAGACCTGTAAATATTGTTGGTGCTCATGCTAAAGCTTCTGGCCATAACAGATTTAGCATTGGAGTATCAATGGTAGGTGGGTATAACTGTCCTGTTGGAACATCTAATCCCGACAGATACATAAGTGTTGAGAGTCTTAATTTAGCGCAATTTAAAGCACTTGATAAATATTTCAGAGCTTTCTTCATTGTATTTCCAGGAGCTCAGGCATTTGGACATATGGATTTTGATCCCGGTAAATCAGATCCTGGATTTGATGTTGGAGGATATATCAAAACTAAATTTAATAAATCTAATGTTAAGAGTCCAACAGAAGGACCAGCTTCTCTTGCGGAAATCGCTATTTTAAGAGGAGAACAAACAGAAGGTGAAAATGTTGAACCCTACGATCCAGCAACTGCAGGACCATTTTAGGAGAATTTAAATGACTACTGAAAATGATGACTTAATTGACAGAAAAGTACAGGATGGAGAAGCAAAAGTAGATAACGAAGGAATCACAAGAGATGGCTTTGGTGATCCTACCGGCACTTTTCCAGATCCTGGTTATTATTTTCAATCAAGTCTCAATAAAACAATTGTTGGTAATGAAATTAATAATTTGTCTATAAATGCTGGTATCCCAGGAATCAATGTTGAATCTAGACAAAAGGTAGCTTCTCAATATCCTCTTAATACAGTAACAACAACTCAAGGTGGTCATGTATTTGAAATGAATGATACGCCAGGTGGTGAAAGAATTTTGTTACTCCATCAAAGTGGTGCTGGCATAGATGTTAGACCTGATGGAAGTATTATTGTAAATGCAAGAGGAAATAGAGTTGATGTATCTAATGGTGATCATAGATTAGTAGTTGAAGGAAATGGTAATGTTTCATACTTTGGTAATTTAAATCTTAATGTTTCAGGCGACTATAATGTTACTGTTGGTGGTAATTACACTTTAAAAGTATCAGGTAACTATATTCAAAATATTGTTGGAAGTTTATTTACTACAGTAAATGGTATTTTGAAAGAAGTTGTTTCTAAATCTAAATCAGTAATTACATTAGGTGGTTCTACAGTATTTACTAATGGTAATTTTTCAAACTATGTAAAAGGTGTTTATACTTCAGTTGTGAAAGGTACAGCATCTTATAGTCATGGTGGTACTGTTTCAATGACTGCTGAAACAGAATTTGATATTGCCTCTAATAACATAAATGTAGTTGGTAATGATGTTACAGTTGCTGGTCATAAAGGAACTATTGGTGGACAAGATGTTATTATGTACAACTATAACATGTACACTGGTCATTCAATAACAGCCGGAGATACTATTACAACAAACACAGCATACACTCAAAGAGTTAATGCAACATCTATGCATGCTACAACATTCCACGGTTCTTTTAAAGGTAAAGCATCGTTTGCAGAAAAGGCAGATGAAGCTGCTAAAGCTGGTTCTTTAAGTTCAGGCTCAGGTGGTGGGAATCTAATAGATATGACGCACTCTGCAGAAGAAGTTGATGCTACAGAAACAGCATTGCCAACTCCTGCATTAATGGAAGATATTTTGAAAAATTCTGAACTGGGTGTTAAACTAGTTAAGATAGACGAAGATGGTGGCATATTTAATCAATATAATAGAGCTGAAGCTTCAGGTGGTTTAACTGACAGAAAACTAGCTTCAGTTGGAGAAGTAAGATCAATTTTAAAAGATGAATCTAATTTGGAAAATGCTAACTTTATTGCTTCATCAGTAAGTGAAGGAACATTGAGTGCTAACTTTGCTAATCAGGCTCCTCCAAGTATAGGTAGAACAAGAAATGCTTCCACCACATCACGTGTAGGAAGAGAAATTATTGGACCTGCAGGTCAAACAAGAAACAAAGATATGTACAAACCTGCGGATGCATCATCACGTTCAACGCAATTCACTACTCCTTTAGATGCTAAGTTTAATCCTAATAATAGAAAATCAATAACTCTCAAAACACTATTGGATAAAAATATTCCATTATCTAGATTTACGGGTGGAACTGGTGATAAGGTTACATTGAATCACATTACTACTGAGGTAGAAAAGTTTCAGATCGCAAGAAATTTCTATGTTCATGCTCAAGCTATTTCAATGTTTAGAAACCTAGATCAATTTAAGAATTATAATATTATGGTTGCTGAAGGATTATATGTTAAAGGTCCAAATGAAACACCAACTAAAGATAGTTTCAATGATTTAGCAACAACTGGTAGAGCTGTAGCGTATGAAATCTATAATTCAAGTGGAACTCTTTCTCCAACAGCAATGTTTGATTATGCTGAATTTTTAAAAGATAACTTTCATTATGATAAATTAGAATTATCATATGATCAGTTTCATCCTGATCAAAGACTTCATTGCCAAATTATAGTTGAGATACCAACTATACCCGAAACATTTACAGCTAACTTTAAAATGAAACTATCAACAAGATTCAATGGTAAAATACAAAGTGAAAGTGATTTGATTGAAATAACCCAACCTGCTACTTAGCCTCAATAGTTCTTTATAAATAGTAACATATATTTTAGAAGGTAATCATGGCTTTAAAAAGAACATTTTCAGAAGAAGACGCGGATCTTTCATCCGCTCTTGTCAGTTCTCGAATACATAAGAGTAGTGACATTAATCTTCTTTTTAAATCTAGAAAAATAAACTCTTCTGATTCTAATGAAGCAAGAGGAGACATCTATAAAGTTTTTGACGCAGCTGCAGTAAAGCAATCTGTTAAAAATATTGTCATGACTAATTTTGGCGAAAAGCCATTTAATGTTCAGTTTGGTGGAGATGTAGTAGGTTACCTTTTTGAAACAGTAGATGAAATAACAGAACAAGACATAAAAATTAATGTTCAGCAAGCAATTGAAATATATGAGCCAAGAGCAGAGGTTTTAGATATTTTTTGCGCTGTATATCCTGAACAAAATTATATTAATTTAACTATTAAATTTAGAGTAGTAAATTCTGAAGAAATAGTTGTTCTTGAAACGCAAATAGCAAGGTTAAGATAGATGGCAACAAATATACAATCTACAAAACTTGATTTTATCAATATCAAGAACAGACTCAAAGCTTATTTAAAAGATAAGTCTGAGTTCAATGACTATGATTTTGAAGGATCCGGCCTTAGTAATATTTTGGATGTATTGGCTTATAATACTCACATCAATGGTTTGATGGCCAATTTTGCTACGAATGAATCTTTCTTACACACTGCTCAATTAAGATCTTCGATGATTGGTCATGCTGAAAATTTAGGATTGGATGTAAGATCAAAAACAGCAGCTCAAGCAACTGTAAGACTTCATGTAAATGCAAGTGATCAAACAAACAGACCTGCTAGTATTGTTCTTCCGCAATATTCAACATTTACTGGTACTAATACTAATTCAACACATACATTTTTGACATTGAAAAAATATACAGCTTCTGACGATGGAACTGGTAGATATGATTTCTTAGATGAAGATGGAAATAGAGATCTTATAATTCATCAAGGGAAATTAAAAACTAAATCTTTCTATGTTGGACAAGCAGCTGATAATCAAGTCTTTATTATAAATGATACAACAATTGATACCGCAACTGCAGTTGTGAAAGTATTTCCCTCACCTGAATCAACAAGCTTCATTGAATATACTCCTTTGAATAAAGCTATCCAAGTATCAGCTACTTCAACATACTACACATTAAGAGAAGCACCAAATGGTAATTATGAACTTAACTTTGGTGATGGCGTTACATTTGGTAAAACACCCGCTACTGGATCAAGAATAGAAGTTGATTATCTTTCAACAGATGCGGCACTTGCCAATGGAACAACTGCTTTTACAACTGGAATTAATTTTGCAGTTCCTGGCCAAAAACCACTTAGAGTAGAAGCAAGAGCAGCTGCAGTTGGAGGTGATGAACCAGATTCTATTGAAAGAATTAGACAATTAGCACCACAAGCATTTGCTACACAACAAAGATTAGTTACTACAGAAGACTATAAATCTATGATTCTCAGTAAATTCAGCACTGTAAAAGATGTTTCAGTTTGGGGTGGTGAACAAAATACACCTGTTGAATATGGAAAAGTTTTCATCTCTCTTTTATTCAATGATGGTGTAAGTGAAAATAGCAAAAATGCTATTAAAACACAGATCAAATCTAACTTTACAGATCAACTTTCAATTATGTCTATCACACCTGAATTTATTGATCCAGTTGAATTATATTTGAATCTTGGTGTGGAATTTAACTACAATCCTGATTTAACTGGTCTCACATTAAATGCATTAGAGGCTAGACTAACATCTGATGTCATAAGACATTTTAGAGATGAGATTGGTACATTTGGTGAAGTATTTAGAAGATCGCAACTATTAAGTGATGTTGATGCATTTGATGATTCTATTCTTTCTTCAAAAACAACTGTTGAAATGGAGTTGAGACTTACACCTACTTTGAATACTGCTCAAACATATAATTTATATTTTCCAGCTCCTATTCAATCTGCGGCTGGTGAACTAGTCAGAAGTGCTGACTTTAGTTCAGAAGATTTATTAAAACAAGATATCGCAAGAATTGAAAGTAGTACGTTCACTCATGATGGAGTGGTTGGTAACTGTAAAGTTATAAACAGATCTCGTTCTAATATACTACAAGTTATAAACATTGACAATAATAATAAAATTGAAATTGATAATATTGGTGTATATAATGATGCATCTGGAACAGTAACACTAAACAATTTTCATCCAGTAAATATTATTAATCCAGTGAGCTATATTACTTTTATGGCTAAACCAAGAGATGAATCAATTATTAGAACATTAAGAAATTATGTTCTTAAATACAATTTAGATAAATCTTTCGTAAGCGGAAGTGTAGATAGAGAAACACTAAGAGTATCATTGTAATGCCATACAATAAAGATTTTGACAGATTAGATCTACAGATTGGACTTGAACAAAGTCTAGTAGCAGAAGTTTTGCCTGAATATTTCAAAACTGACTATCCTAATCTTATAAATTTTTTAGAAGGTTACTATGAATTTCTTGATAGTGGTGATGAGTTTGGTGCTTTACTTCATGATTTATTTCAAATTAGAGATATTGAAACAAACAATTTAGTGTTTCTTGATAATTTATTCAAGGAATATGGATTTGGTTTAGGCCAAGCTTTTTTCACAAAACCAAGAGAAGCAATAAGAAACTTTGCTAGATTTTTTAGAGTTAAAGGTACTAAATATTCTGCGGAAGGTTTCTTCAGAGCATTCTTTGATGAAGAGGTGGAAGTAGAATATCCAAAGAATAGTTTGTTTATTCTTAATGAATCAGAAATTGGTGTTGATTCAAAGAAAATTTTGCAGGATGGTGCCGCTTATCAGGTCTTATCTGTTCTTATTAAAGCACCACTTTCTTTTCAGACATGGGAAGAACTTTATAGAAAATTTGTGCATCCCGCTGGATTTTTCTTATCTAATGAAGTCGTAATTATAGCATCACAAAACAATGCTATATCTGCAGGACCAACTATTATTAACGAGCCAAGTTCCGATATTCTTGTACTCGATACGTTTTCAAATATTGTTACTACTGTTCATACAGACCCAACACTACTTGCTAACATGGGATCAGTAGTTTACAGAAGAGATGTTGAAGGCAATTATATTGCAGGCACTACTGCAGAAGGATATTTCATATATCAAGAAAGTGATACTAGTTATACAGCAATTAATCCAGGATCTAATGAAATAACAATCGCAAGATTAGATCCAGATCAAACCGTAAGAATTTATAAAGATTTTACTATTCCATATTTAGAAACAAAATATTCAAGTATCTACAATTGGATTCAAGAAACATCACATACACTTGATAATACGATGATTGAGCGTAGGAATCCATCAAGTGGCGACTTCCATGCAATTGACCTGTCAAGTACTCTGGAAGAAATTTCACAAGATTTATATGATTCAAATTATGCTGGCGCTTTTGGATCTTAATAAAAACTATATAAATAATACAACAAAGCAATAGGACACCGTTATGGGAACAGTAATAACCGACAATTTTAAATTAGAAATGGTGAATAGTTTAGTGTCTCATTTTAACAATGCGGACAATAACTTTTATATTGGTGTGGGCCGGTCTGAAGCCTGGAATGATTCTAATGATGCGGCACCAGTTCCAGTAAACACTGAAAAAGAAATTAGAAACTTTAGAAATGGTTTACAATCTTTGAAAAAAGTCTTTGCGGTTTCTGGAGTTGTACCAAGAGTCAATTGGACTAGTGGAACTGTTTACAGTCAATACGATGATCAACAAGTTGGAAGACCAACTCCTCCAAACTATGTAATGAATACTAATCATCACGTTTACATGTGTCTTAGAACTGGCAAGAATAAAAAAGGTGAGAATGTTGTTTCAACAGTAATGCCTACTAATTCAAATAATGATCCATTTGAAACTGCAGATGGATATGTCTGGAAATTTTTATATACAATTAGTGCATTAGAAGCTGATCAATTCTTAACCGCAAGTTTTATGCCAACACGTTATATTACTTCTGTTGATTCAAATTCAAGTGGTGTTGAGCTAAAACAGCACGAAGTACAAACTACGGCAAGAGCTGGTAGAGTTACTTCCTTTGTGATGGAATCAGGTGGTATTGGTTATGATTCGAACGATCCACCCTCAGTATTACTTATAAAAGGAAATGGTGATTCTTCACAGGTTGTTTCTGTATTCATTGAATCAGGAAGAATTACTAAACTTGAAATGGATAATGATTCAACTACTCTAGCTTATGGCGATGGCTATGAAGAAGGAGTGGAAGTTGTAATCACTGGTGGTGTAGGTTCGGGTGCTGTAGCAAGAGCGGTTATTTCACCTGCACAAGGTATTGGTCACAATGCAATGGCAGATCTTAAAACAGATGCTTTTGCAATGCATGTAAAAATTGAAGGTGATGACGATGATTTCATTGTTGGAAATGATTTCAGACAAATTGGTATTATTGCTAATCCTAAAAAGAATCAAGCAGTAGATTCAAACTTTACCGATCAGACTGGTACTCTTCTACGGGCAATGAAAGTGAATAACGTTTCAAACGTATTTACAACTGATAAAAGAATTAAAGCTGTTACAGGTACACAGGCTGAAGCCTTTGTTGATAGATATAATGATTCTGATAAAATTCTTTATTATCATCAGACACCTGCAACTGGATTTATAAACTTTGATTCAAATGATATAATTGATGAAGTAGATGGAAATGGTCTTGGCAACTTTGAGAACCACATAATTCCTGAAGTAAAACCATTCACTGGAGATGTCTTATACATAAACAATAGAGCTTCAATAATTAGATCTGCTACCCAAACCGAAGATGTTAAAATAATCCTTCAACTATAAGAGTGTTACATGGCAATTAAGTTTTCAAAAGATATATTAAAAACTCGCTACAAGGATGATTTTGACGCGGGAGATAATTATCATAGAATATTGTTTAATCCCCGCAAAGCTTTGCAGGCAAGAGAATTAACTCAACTTCAAACAATTATTCAAAAAGAAATTGAAAGATTTGGTAAAAACATATTTAAGGAAGGTGCTTCCGTATCACCTTCAGGAATTGTAATTGACGAAAAATACGAGTATATTAGACTTCAAGAAACATCAGTTCCGGCCTCAGCCATAGGTGATGAAGTATTTACCGCCCAGACATCTCAATTAAAATTTCAAGTGGTTGAAGCAATTAATCAAGATGGGGCGGCTGGATTAGATGCCACTCTGTATGTTAGATATACTGAAAGTTCAAATCATACACCAGGTTCAACACCCGCAAGAGTTTTGAATGGAGAACAGCTACAGGGCACATCACATGTTTTTAATGCTAAAACAACAAATGCTACTGGTGTCGGATGCAGAATAAGTATTGGTGAAGGTGACTTCTTTGTCGCTGGTTTGTTTGTTCACGCTGATGCTCAATCTTTAATTATTTCTAATTATGATTCATCAAAAACAACTACAGTTGGCTTTAAAATCACTCAAGAATTAATTACTGCAGATGATGACGCAAGTCTATTTGATAATCAAGGTGCAACTCCAAATATATCTGCACCAGGTGCCGATCGTCTGAAAATTAATCTTGAACTTACAACTAAAGATAAAGTTACTGATAATTCACCATTTGTTTTCATAGCTGATATTAAAAATTCTGTTGTTATTGATAGAGCTGAAGCTCATAGTGATTACAATAAAATTAACGATGCCCTTGCTGAAAGAACTAAAGATGAATCAGGTAATTATATTACTCAGCCATTTTTAATCTCTTTCGATTCTGCTGATGCTAGTAATTTAACGATGAGTGTAAGTGATGGTACCGCTTATGTAAATGGTTATAGAGCTGATAGACCAGTTCCTTCAAAAATTACTGTGGAAAGATCACAGTCAACTAAAAGTTTTAGTGGAGAAAATGTTCCCGTTTCATTTGGAAACTATATAATAGTTCAAGACGATGGATATAAGGGTCTTCCTGACCTTGCTAATTTTAGTAAAGTAACTATTTCAAGTAATAATTTAAACATTAATTCTCCAATAGGAACTTGTAGAGTTAGATCAATTGATACTATTCCTAATACAAGTCCTGCTGAAAAAAGAATGTACATTTTTGACATTGTAATGAATGCAGGTCAAAATTTTAGATCAGCAAAAAGTATTGGCTCAGGATCTAATTTCTTTGCTAAAATTAAAACCGAAGATCTTGGTGATGGCACTTCAGTAGCTGTTTTAAAAGAAGCAAGTAATAATGCACTACTTTTTGATTTACCAAGAATAAGACCTCGCACATTATCAACTACTTCATATCAAGTACAAAGATATTATAGTTCACAGGCAACAGGTTCCGGTGGTACTCTCAATCTGGCAACTGGAGCTACAGATGATAAATTTGCTAATTCAACCGAATGGTTATTTTTCCAATCATCTGACGGCACTCCTTTAACAGTAACAGGTACTCCAGCAGTTGGTGGAACAAGTACGGCCGTTAATTTTTCTGAAATTTCAAGTGCGGGTGTGAATGTTGATGCGCTTGTTATAATTCAAAAGAATAATGTCAGCCATGCATCTAAAACTTTAACCAGATTTCCAGCAACAGGTAGAACTGGTAATTTATCACCTACAACAGATGCTGAAGGCAATGTCGTCTTTATGCTAAGTAAAGTTGATGTTCATGAAATGCTCGAGATTACCGATACTACATCTGAAAAGAATGACATATCAGATTATTTCACATTTGATAACGGTCAAAGAGATGGATTTTATGAACAAAGTAGACTCATTCTAAAAAGTGGTTACACAAATCCTGGTTCTATTCAGGTTGCTTTTAATTATTTCCAAGCAGATGCACAAGGAACTGGACATTACTTCT